TATAGCCGTCCAGGCGCACACCACCGTATTGACCTGGCGGACCACACACGAGAGACGCGTTGCCAAATTTTGACCGTGACGCAGGTAGGTCGGCTATATTAAAAAGTTATACCACATGCCCCCTGCCGCTGCTGTCCGGAAAGCTCGTGCTGCCATTCGCACCGTCGAAGTGTAGCAGCAGCGCCGGATTGATGACCGCTGGGCCGCCGCCGCCACCACCGCCGCCAGCAGCAGGAACGCCTTGCTTCTGAAAGTGTCCCGTCTGCATGTCGGTTGCTTCATACGTATCAAGCGTATCAAGTGCAAGGATATGCTCACCTGGATATTGCGGCGTCGCTGCTGAAACCGCCGCCGCATTTGCTAAGTAACGATTGACCTTCGAGTATGGTGGATCGACTGCGTACGGTTTCGCGTCTGTTCCGGCCTTATTTATGACCCAAGTCATGATTTCGTTCTCACTGTGTCCCGTTGCCGTTTGACTCAAACACTAGATAGGGCTCGAAACCAGCCACTGATCGGGAATACCACCCGGGCCGCTGCCGAAGCTGACATCCAGTGATGCGAATTGCGACTGAATGTCCTTGTAGCGCATTTCCATCATGTTCTTGGCCACATCCGCCGCAGCGGCGTTCAAATCGTCCGACGACAACGTAGCCCATGCAGTTCCATACACGAGCATGTCTCGATCTAGGTAAAACGTGTCTTGCCAGTCCCAAGCATCGTTCAGCACCGGATAGAACTTGGCAAAGACGTTTATCTTGCCGGTTGAAGTCTTCGGCAGCACGTACAAACGCTTGGTCTTGTATTTGGGATCCATCACGTTGAGACTGTTCCAATAACGAGGCGAGGTTCCCGACAACATGTCCGACTGGAACGGGCTGATGGTACGCAGCGCTATAGACAGATTTGTGTTCGATCCGTCCTTGCGCACAGCTATTATGTCTTCGAAATCCTGCACATACTGCAACTCGTCTGTTGTTACCGCTCCAGTCACGCCATCAAGTGTTAGCTGAAGCCAGTTGCAGTAATTTCGCCAATTGTATTTCTTGAACAGCATGTTGAACGCACGCACGGCGTCTGCGAACATACGATCGTCCGAGTACATCTGCACACCCGGGCCGGAGACTTCGCCGACTAGCTCTTGTGCATCATCGACGATATGGCGAATTGTCGCAGGCATTGCAGTCTCCTACTCCATGAACTTCAGTGTCCAAATCCAAACGGCGTAGGCCGCAACAGCAACCAGCAGCAGGAGGCCAAGGCCCTCAAGCAACTCCAGCATCCACTTATCCTCCGTCATCAGACCTGAGCCGCTTCACGAACTCGGGCAAGTCTTTAAGCGGAACGCATGCGCTGAGCAGCGTTGCTGACTTACCTTGCTGCTCAACCATCATGTTGACTACGTGCTCGCGCCAGTCGCGTTCTTCGCCAGTGCTCCACCACACGAACACCAGGAACACAATGTTGAACACACTGAACGCGAGCACCGCAGGACTGTCCTTCATTGACGAAATAAACGTCGATGCGACCTTACCAACCTCCTCCGCGGGACCAGGGCTCATCGCGTTTGACTCACACAGCTAGGCGTAGTATTGTTGAATGCCGTAGAACCCACCATTACCCGAAGCATTTACGGACGAGTCCCCGAACATCTCCACATCGATCTTGGACACGCCGTCCATAGCCATGATTGACTGATACGTGCCTCTAGGATCGCCTGTGGTTGCCGTTGCGGGATCGGTGAGGTCAGGTACAGTAAACACCGCCGGCGACGTGATCGAGGCCGGTAGCACCAGGGCACCCGCTTCGTGCGCAAACGAAACGAGCCCTTTGTATGGCAAACCGAGCCCAGTGCCCGCACCGATTGAGAACGTGATCGCGTTCGTTGCCGCGGTGACCACTCTCGTCGAGAGGATGCGGTAAAACGCCTTCTTGCCCGCAATCAGTGTCGATGCTGCCGCTGAGCCTGTGATGCGCTCAACCATCGGCTGACCAAGGTAGTCCTGTCCGATGATCTCCACGATGTTAGCGTTGCCAGGAACGCCCGACGGCGTATACGAGACCGTCCGGCCGTAAGGCGAATCCGCAATCCCAATTGTGGCGAGGGCGACGATAGTGCCCGCACCGGCATTCGCTACAATGCCGGTTCCGTATTTGGTAGGGCTCGAGAGCGCCGGAGTGCCAAGACTGAATGCCTGGGGTTCAAGCCCTAGCATGTCAGACGAGTACTGCATCGCCTTGACGTACATGTTGACGCCCTGCTGGAAGAACTTCCGATCTCTTGCAGCCATGTTACTGAACCTCCCGTTCGATGACCTGCTCCGGCATCAACTGAGGGCCGGTCTTAGCGCAAGCCATTTGGATTACCATAGTTTCCATGTCGATCATTGCACCGGCACGGGCATCGTTATCTTGGGCGAGCATCACCCGACCCAGAGGGCTGTTAGGGTCCGTCAGGCCTTCCAGGTTGATGATCCTGGGCCTCATGTGCAAGTTATAATGCTCAAGAAGCTGTCTGTTCGGTATCCTAACTACATGACCACGGGGGAAATAGACCATGTAACCAGCAGGCTCTTCGACCATTTCCCTCTTCCATTCGTACTGGTCCCGAGTCTTGCCGCTACCCTTCCTGGACAGTATGATGCGGCATTTCTCACGCTTGACTGTCCCTTGCAGCTCTCGCACGACGTAAGCTAATCGTGCTCCGATGACGTTTGCAGTTATCACGTCGGACTCCTCCGTTTGACTCAAACGCTAGTTGGTGAGGAACGCGTGCGTTCTGTAGTTGCGCCATGTGCAGAGCTGCCCTTCCCATACGACACGACGGCCCGTCGCATCCATAGACCAGGGAGCGATCAGCTTCTTGATCTTCATGTTGACGCCACGGAGGACATGCAGCGTCATGTACCCGTCGTTGACGAAGTACGCCTGATTGGCGTTGAGCTTCTCGTCGAATAGCAACGGAATGCCGTTGTGAGTTGTTCCGACGATCCCCAAATTGACGAGCTTTTTACCTGTTCCGGTGGCCTGGAGATCGATGTGCTGCTTGTCTCGGGCCGCAGCCTTATGCATTCGATATATGTTCCTCCCCGCAAATATGACCGTAGGTTGCGGAGAGCTCTGCCCATCCGTTGACCGATTAAGGTCAAGCTCCGTGATGTCATCAAATGCCTCCTCGATGTTCTCCGGCGTCAGCGTCCCTGCGAAGTCGTAGGCGGACGTTCGCCACTGGCTCTCGGTGGCCATACTAATACCACCAACAGAGCCACTAGTAGGATCGACAGGAATGAGGTTTCCCAAGCCGTTCGGATCGGTTCCGGCACCGACACTAGTATGATAGGCAGCAAACTGGCGAGAGATAGACTCGTCAAGAGCCATGATTTTGCCCTTGATAATCTTGAAGATTGCTGCCCGCCCTTGGTTTTCATCTTCTTCCTGATCTGAGATGATGAGCGACCCAACAACTCGCGACATGAAGTGATTAACCGTCACGAATTCGTTGGTTTGGTTGACCGGCACAGTATCGTAATACTGCATCGACGTCACGTTTGGGTTGAGGCCGGTGATCAGCGGATTGCTGATCTGCGGACCGCCGTCCTCTACAACCACACGCTTCTTGGCGTGCAGATAGGCACTTACAGTGCCGGAGATTGCCGAGGCCATGATAAGCTTGGCCCGACTGCGAGTCAACATCGCGTTGACGACCGTATCCAGGGTAGCCATTGGTTCCGTAACTCCTATTCGTGCGAGATGCTACCGTCTGAGTCAAACACCCAAAGCGTCTAACGTCTCGCGAAGGATTGAGTCATACGACTGGTTCACAGGGGCCATATCATTCGGCTGAGCCGTGTAAGGCGCCCCGCGCCCTGACGGGAGGTTACGCCGCATCTGCGGGTTCATAGTTCCGTTCTGTCTCATCTGCCCGTGACCATTTCCGGTCAAGCGCATCTGGTTCAATTGTATCCTAGCCCATACCTCACCCATGGTCATGTGCTGGAACCTAGGTTCGCTCAGCACTGCATGGAATATGGGTACATACTCCCGCGCTGCGGGGTTCGCCGTGAAGAAGGTATTGATTTCCTGCTCAGTTTCACGGTACACACGCTGAGCAGTCTCCTGCTGCTGTCTTTGCTGCTGCTCCATCTGCATTCGCTGATGCAGCGGAGTCATAGCACCTCTGATCTCGTTCTGGACCATGCCCATCAAGGCTTGGGAGTCCACTCCGCCTGGCGCAATGCCTATTTTTGTGACATCGACTCCGGCAGCGGCAGCCATAGTCAAAATCTTCTTGATCACCGACACAGGGTCGCGCTTCGCCTCAGAGGCCAATTGCATCGCCTGAATGGACTCTGAGTCGTTCAAACCTAAGCGCGCAGCTGCTGTGTTCCGGTCGTTAAGCTGGGCAGTGAGCGCTTCCATACGACCGTGAAATTGCTGCCCAAGCTCAATTGCTCTGGAAAGTCTAGAAGATAAATCCTGCGATCTGGCTTGTTCCACAGCAAGCTCTCGGCGAGATCGCTGCGTCTCTTGATACATACGTGCTTCATAGCCAGCCTTGGCCACAACCTTACCATCAGGACCGATAAGATTGCCCCGCTGATCTGCACGCACCTCGGCATGTTGCGGCAGCGGACGGTGCTGCTGCTGCTGCCTTGCCTGTTGCTGCGGCGGCTGATACTGCGGATGGTATCCCGTTTCAACCTCGTTTGACTCAAACGAAGGCTCTTCGCCCCCCTCGCTCTCGCCACTTTCCAAACTTTCGATTTCGGCACCAAGCTCTTCTTCCATACCAAGGTTGTCTAGCACCATATCCATGGCGCTCTCTGAGCCAGAGCCAACGCCGTTGGTTCCTCCCAGGTTCGGCTGATGTGTCATTGCATGCTTCCTTGCTGCGGTGTCTTCATTGGTGCCGGCTTGAACGGCTTCGGAGATTGCATGGGCGGTGCCGGTGGGGCGCCTCCATTAGGTTGTGGTGGTGGCACCCCTCCAGGAGGGGCACCAGCCACTTGGGCATGTAGTGCAGCGACGTGCTGCAACAGATAGCTCATGATCATATGCGGATCGGCACCTGCCTGCTTCATTTGTACGACCTGTGCCTTAACATCCGGCGGGATACTCGCCAGAAGTTGCTCGATGTTCTGGCCAGGGACCGTCCCCGGCCCTTGCGTAGCGCTCGGCGTCGGAGCGGCAGGACTGCCCGCTGGTGCTCCGCCTGGAGGCTGTTCAGTTGGCTGGTTTCCTCCGGGCTGAGTTCCTGTAGACGAGCCAACACCTTGTCCCGTCTTCGCTTGAATTTCTGCGTCAATTGCAGCCCAATCTTCGGGTTGAATGACAACCTCAGTAAACGCCTGCTCCAGCACCTTAAGCATGACTTTGAGTGTAGCTCCTGGCGCAGCTTGTGCAAACTGACCAACAGCTTGCGCAATCTGGACAGCCTCTTTTTTCTTAAACACACTGTTGGGCTTCTCCATGCTTCCAGCAACGATCTCTAAGTTGTACGTGCTGTTAAGCTGGTCCACAGTCATCTGCCTGTAATTCTGACCTAGGGTCGGTCCGATTAAGCCAACTACGTCGTCCACGGTCATGTATTGCACGCATAGCTCAGCCAGCGAAACAGCAATATCAGCAACCGCATCCTCCACAACGTCAACTTTTGCACCTACAGATAGCTTCATCGACTCCTGATATGTGTTGACTGCATCTTCGTTTGTGTTGGTCTTGAATTGGACTCCTCTTAGGGCGTCCGATGTATTCGATATCCTGTTGACTGAGTCAAACAAGTCCTGCTTATTGAACAGTTCCTTGTACTGATCCATGCGAGGGTACAGCGACTCAAAAATGTCAGCTATTTTCCCCTCACCGGCCTTGATACCAAGTACATGCTTCGAGTCGCTTCCGATGTTCTCGCCTCGCATGCCGTTCAACATCTTCTCTATCTGATCGCTGTCAGTCTTGTCAGCGTTGTAGAAGAAATAGTCAAAAACAGACGTACGCATTCGCCTCAGCTTCCGATTGATGACGTTAATCTCGTCTTGCTGATCCAGATAATACGCAGTTTCGCCTACAGCGACAGTGCCTCCGGTGCTCATCGTATAGCCAACAATGAAATACGGAAAAAACCGACTGATATTCAGTGGATCGTCCCATACCCACAACGGCCACGACCAGTCATCCCTATGAAATAGCATAATTCGACGTGTCGCCTTGTCCCAGATAAGATAGCACTCCGTAGTGAACATGTTCATATAAGCGGTGCGCTCGTCGTCAGTGTGATGGATACTCTGCACTCCAGCTTCCATAGCTTCCTGCACAAAACCGAGCCCGTCGTCACGCTGACCCATCTGCGACATATCAAACGAAGCCTTGTGCGTCGGCTTGTACACCAAAACGCGTGATCCAGCGCTCAGATCGCCCTTGTTGTCGTCCGGCGACTCAGGATCAGGTTTCGTGAAACGCTGAGTTAGCATCGCAGTGGGTAAGAACACACGCTCGGCCTGCCATTCAGCATCTGTTCCGTCCTGCATCTCAGCATAAGGATCAATGATCAGATTGTGCGGCAGAACGTTCGACAGACTTGGACCACTGGGCTTCATTACCTCCATGTTCATTTCAAGGGCCTCCAGCTCCCCATAGAGCATGGAAACCTCTTCTTGCGTCTTAGCCACGGCAAGAGCCTGCGTGATCCTTGTCATTTCCTGAACGGCAATTTCTCGCGAGTCATCCTTGCGAGTGTAATCAAGCTTCAAAATCCCGAAATTGGTCAGAAGCCCTATGCCGACGCACTTCTTGATCTTCGGCTTGGCTCTAAGCTTGGTCCGAAACAGCGTATTGATCAATTTCTCCAAAGCTTTGCAAAAATCCTGCTCACTACTATCAGACGAGCTACAAGTAATATCCGGATTCTTGCTATATACTGCCGGAAGCATGATGTTAAGGTTCGAAAACACGACATTTTCAGTCACGTCTCCACGCTTGAACACTCCTCGCGACGAATCGATCGGCTTGCCCTGATTATTGTTGTAGTACTTGAACACTTCATCCCAGATTATCGCAACCTGCTCATACGCTTTCACAGCCGCATTTATTCTGCGCTGCCACAGCTTACCAACCGATGAACTGATCGCAATTCGACTGCCTTCATATATACGATAGACCGGCGCCGGCTCCTTATCGCTCCGTGACGGAGTCGCATTATTGGAGTCGCCGCTATCAACATCGACCGTATCGGTATCAAATATATCGCTGGTAGCCATTTGCGCCACTCGCTGTTTGACTCAAACCTTACTACACTCCACGCTTACCTGACAGACGGCATATGCAGTCCGCCGCCAGCAACAGCACTGATCAGCGCAATCAGCGCCAGCAACAACACCACAACCCAAATGCCCTGCTTGACTTTCTGAGGAATTGGGTAGATAAACTGCTCTATTACCCATATTGCAAGATAAATCACGCCGGCTAAGATAATAAGGCCAACGAGAAACCACAAAACATTGATTGCGATGGCAGTCATCTCACTACTCCACCCCATGCTAACCGTCAAGATCGGTATTCTCAGCTACCGCCTGAACAATCTTGAACTGTTGCTCTTGCAGAACCTTAACAATGTCATCGAGTCTGTCCATCACAACATTTGGATCATGCCCAGACGCCTCTCCTTTAGCCTTAAGATCAACCAACAGCTTGGCAATGTTTTCAAGCACCATGTCAACCGAGTCCAAAGCGTCATCTGCCTCAGACACGCCATCTACAATGGCACCCAGAATGCTCTTGTGATCGGCCTCAGACATGACCCCCTCGATCTGTTTGAGTCAAACGCTCAGAAATTCGTAGGCTGGTAGTCCGTCTCCACTTCATGCCAGTAGGTCCACTTCGGCGGCAGAGCTTTTTCTGGCACAATGATCTTGCTGACATCTGGCAAGTACGACAGCATGTACTTTAACGCATTCATCGCATGGTCATTCGCATCCATCGGCTCGTCTATGCGCTGTCCGGTCGTGTTCTGTTTCCAATAGTACGCAGTTATCTCGTCATTAATGTAAGTCAAGTCATCAACAAAATACAATAGCGGGCTCGGGTCCTCCTTGGTTATCAGATGAGGAACACCGCTCTTGCCTGCCAAATACGAATTGACCTTTGCAATTCCCGCAACAACATCATTGCTTGACGGACGCATGTAGATCTTGTCGTCCTGATACAGTTTTGCGATAGTCGATCCCGTCTCCTTCATTCCCGCAACGACAACCTTCTTGAATATCGCAGGATCGGCATGAATCCTATTACCGAACGTCAAAAGTCCGGCGTACTTTGCTCTTACATCCCGAATGGCCTGTGGCTGCAAGTGATACGCGAAATCTCCCTGATAGTACCCATCAAGAATGATAACTCGCCCTCTATCGTCAATAAATCCCAACAAATAACAACTCGGCGAAACTATACCGAAATCATAAGACTCCACTG